GGTGTCGTCTGCCGCATGGCTGGCGAAGGACATGGCAGAATCGCTGCATCTGGCGCGGCTCACCGCCGAGGTGACGCATGATCATCCAGAGGGCATCAAGGGCGCGCAGGCTGTCGCTGCGGCGATTTTCCTCGCCCGCACCGGTCACGGTAAGGCGGAGATCAAGGCACATGTGGAGCGCAAGTTTGGTTATGATCTCAGCCGCACCTGCGACGAGATCCGTCCAACCTATCATCATGTAGAGAGCTGCCAGGAAACCGTGCCGCAGGCTATCACTGCGTTTCTGGAAAGCACAGATTTTGAGGATGCTCTCCGCACGGCGGTGTCCCTCGGCGGTGACAGCGACACCCTCGCCGCCATCACCGGCAGCATCGCCGAGGCGTTCTACGGCGTGCCGGAGGAACTGCGGCAGGAGTGCCGTCAACGTCTGACACCAGAGCTGGCGGGGATTCTGATTGAATGGGAAAAAGCTACGTTTTGATGGTGTATCAAAGACGCGGGCGGTTTAAAATCTGCCTCGCTATAGACAAAGAACACCGTGTGCTGACCGCAAGGTCAGCACACGGTTTTTCATTTGGATTCCTTCAGCCACTGCTGGAATTCCGCTAACGAGATAATATCTCGGTCACATTTCTGTTTCTCTTCTCTAGCTTTTTCGCTCCATGCATAGAACGCCTCGTCCGTGATGCGCCCCGCCTTGATCCACGCAAAGCGCCGCTTATACTCTTTGCGGTATGCCTTGAAGATTGGGTCATCCGACTGCTTCTTTGTCCACTGCTTGAAAGCCCCGATCTCTCGACAGACCTGCTCTCCTCTTGGAACAGGCCGCTCGCAATACTCCGCGCTGACCCGCCCGGTCTGCGGAAACCATCGTCCGCAGTTCTTGCAGCGCCGCACGGTGATGTTCCGTTCTACGCAACTCCGCAGAGAGTAGTCGATCATGTCCCGGATGCTGGAGGAATACAGCACCGGCGAACACCGCCCCGGCTCCACCGGCTCAAAGCTGAGGGGGATAGGGTGGAAACAAAACAGGTCTGGATCTTTCGGAGAGTCGTGAAAGTAATTTTTTGCCGCCTGTGCCTGCGGCTCCCGTCCTGCGCTGTCTACATTCAGCACCAACTCAAAAAATCGCTGGATATGCTGCTGATACAGCGGAAGCTGCTCGGGGAGCTGGCGCAGCTCGTCCAGTATCTGCGCATCCTCCGCACTGCCTCGGTCATTTTGAATGTACATCGCTGACTGGCGGTAGCGGCAGTGAACATAGAGAAGTCGAAAATAAATGTGTATGGAGACTAACCTCCACAGTTTTCTCCTGACATTCTCAAGTGCGTCCCTGTCATCCTCTGCGATAAACCGGCTCCAGTTATCCGTGGCGCTCTGCAGCATCGGTGTCACTTCCGCGCAGTCCAGTTCCTGAAAGGAGAGGAGGCTTTCCAGAAAGGGAAACTCCTTCTGGACGTCCGGAACGCCTTGCGTACCAAGGGAATCATACTGGAAAATCTCTCTGTCCTCAGAGAAATACATTTTGGCATACCACATGGCAGATCACCTCAAAATAGACAATCGTAATATAGAAATAGGGACAGTCTTGACAAGGGATGAAAAGTATGTTACCATACGATCACGGAAAGACTGTCAAAAGTAATTTACAGTTAGTCTAACACGGAGACTGCGGATTGTCAATGAAAAAGACGGTCACAAATCCGAAAAAGCACCTCGACAACTGAATACCCATCACCGGAGATGATACACGCCGGAGAAGTAACGCCAGGACGCTGCGCAAAGCGGTCGAGCGTACCAAGGCAGTGAAAACGCCGTGCAGGTCAAACAAGGCCGCAGGGCAGGAACGGGTACGGTGTGTGGCAGAGAACAAAGAAAGGGGGAAGAAACATACATCGTTCCTACAAAAAGAAAAACCGCTGAACTGTTGCAGCAGTCCAGCGGCGTGCCGCGTTTCGGAAAACGCAGACTCCATCTGCAAACAGTCTAACAGAGGGACCTCCGAAACGCAAGTAATTTTTCTCTGAATTCTATTGGAGGTAACGATTTTGAAAATATCAACCTATCACAGCTACGATGAATTGCCGCTGTTCCTCAACGCGGAGCTGGTGGCAAAGGTGTTGGGCGTGTCCATCTCCAGTGCCTACGAGCTGATGCACGAAGAAGTATTTCCGTCTGTGCGCATCGGCAGTCGGTTCGTGGTGCCCAAGGATAAATTCCAACAGTGGGTAGAGCGGCAGACTGGAGGTGCCAGATGAGAACTTGGACAAAGCGCGACCCGGTCAAGAACTATTTTCCTCTGCCCAATGAGATCTATCAGCTGGGTCTGTCTCACGGTGCGATCGCTGTCTACGGTTACCTGCTCCGCATCGAAGACCGCAGGACCTATCAGTGCCATCCCAGCTATGCCACCATCGGCAAGGCGGTGGGCATGAGCAACAACACCGTGCGGAAGTATGTGCAGGAGTTGGAGGAACGCGGGCTCATCGTCACGGAGCGCACCAGCATCATCACACAGGACGGGCACAAGCAAAACGGAAGTCTGCTCTACACGATCCTGCCGATCCAGTTTTCCATCGACCAGTTCTACCAGCGGCAGTTGGATGCTGTGGACAGAGCAAAGGAACGGCAGCGAGTGGCAAGACGCATGGAGCAGACCAGCGTGTGAAACAGCAGATATGTTTCTCTGCGTCCTGTTGCTGTGACCGAAAAAACCGTGGGACCCATCGGTGCGAAGCGAGGTATAGCAGCGGGGCTGCGCGTGCCTGCGGGCCCGCGGCGCCGATGAACTGCGTCAACCCGCCCTTGGCGGGCAGCCGCAGTTCATCGGCTGTTATTCTGCTCCCACGGTTTTCACCGCCTCAAATTTGAAGGCATTTTCACAGATTTTGTGCTTTCGGATGTGCTGCACAGATCAGTTCCCCGCGCCGTTCGCCCTGTGTGCCGCTGTGTGCGCGGTTAGGGGCTGGGGTGGAGTGTGTACCCGCCAAAGCCCATTGAAGCGAGTGTTGCGGCGTTTGTGGGCGATGTGTGAGAGATCCTTGCGAATACTGTTCCGACAAAGGAGAAATGAGTCATATAGGGGTGAGTTTTTCCTCCTGACCATGCCCTGTTTCGGAGATTGTAGCCCCTTGTTTACCCGTTCGATTAAAGCACAAGATAAAGGGCCGCAGTCGCAAGCGCCCGCAGCCCGCCCACAAAGCCCCGCAGTGCGGGGCTTTTCAGAGAAACGCCAACCACCGTCGGTTTGGCGGTTTTACAGAACAATCGCAGTCGGTCATTCGGCAAAGTCCCGTGTTTGCAGGGCTTTGCGGCGATTTTGACCGACGACACAGAAAGGAAAGAAAAAATATGGATGATAACAAGAAAAGCACTACGATCTGGCTGCGCCCCAGCGTGATCAGCCGCATGGACGGCTGGTTGGAAGCAGATAACTGTCAAAGCCGCAGCGAATTCGTAGATAAGGCCCTGCGCTTTTACATGGGTTATCTCGGCACCGAGGACAACACGACCTACATCTCTCGGGCCATCCTGACAGCCATTCAGGGTACGCTGGACGACAACAACAATCGGCTCTGCCGCATTCTTTTCAAGTGCGCGGTGGAACTGAATATGCTGTGCCACACCATCGCAGCCCACTTCCGCGCCGACCCGATCCACACGCGGGAGCTGCGAGCCTACGCCGTGGATGAGGTAAAGCGCACCAATGGTCGGGTGAGTTTTGAAAGCGCGGTTCAGCAACAGCGGCGCATTGAGCCGGAGGATGAATGGCCCGAATCGTACTGATCTCGCCCTACCTCAAGGGCGGGCAGAACGCGGCAAAGCTCGCGCATCGCACCCGCTACGTCGCCACCCGTCCCGGCGTGGAGCTGCTGGCGGATGAGCGCAGTACACTCCCCGCCACAAAAAAGGGCTACTCGATGCAGATGCACATGTGAACAGGTTTGGAAACGTATTTTTTGCGCCGCAATAGTCAAAGAAACATTTTGGAAAACAGTAGCTTTGTACGCCGGGTTGTGGTATGTGTTGTGGTTGCCAAAAAGGAGGTGCCGCAATGTATGACTACATGAAAGCCCTGCAAAAGCGTTTCGACCGTCAGCCGCATCCAGACTTGGACGCTCAGGTCGAATACGCCCAAGAGGAACTGCGGCAGGACATGGATGCCGCGGGGCGCAGAAAGCTGCTGCGACTGTTGGATGCGCAAAACACATTGCTGGTTGAATCCAAGCTGATGAGCTTCACGGCTGGCTTCAAGCTGGCGTGGGGCATGGCGAAAGAGCTGGAGGCAGATGGGCTCTACTCCTTCGAACGGGAGGAAGAAGAACACATCTGCCATCCGGCGGAACAGGAGGACTAAATGGCGAAACGAAGACCGTCCGGTGACGGCATGGTGCGCAAGCGGGAGGATGGTCGCTGGGAGGGCCGCATCGTGGTGGGCCACAAGAAAAACGGTACGCCCATCTTCCAGCACGCCTATGCGCATACACAAAAAGAACTGACGGAAAAGCTCCATCAGAATATCGAACGCTATCAGGATGTGGAGTTGACCGAGGACAGCCGGATGACCTTGGGAGAGTGGCTGGACCGCTGGCTGACGGAATACAAGGCAGGTACGGTGCGGCCCGGTACGCTCAAAAGCTATCGCTGCTATATCGAATACTACATCAAACCACAGTTGGGCGATAAACAAATCTCCCTCATCTCTCAGCAGGACATCCAGCGAATGTACCGCCGTCTGAAAACGGAGGGGCGCATCCACGAGCACCCCGAGATGGGGCATCAGCTCTCGGACTCCATGGTGCGCCACATCCATACCACCCTCCACGCCGCGCTGAAGGACGCGGTGCAGGCACACGTCATTCCCAGAAATCCCACCAAGGGTACAACGGCGCCCAAACCCAACTACAAGCCCAAGCGCATCCTGACCGGCGAGGAGCTGGATGCCTTTCGCGCGGTGGTGGAGCAGGACGAGGTGTGGCGGGACTTCTTCCAGACGGAGCTGATGACCGGCCTGCGCCGCGGCGAGATCTGCGGTCTGCAATGGAACGACTTCGACGAGGAGAGCGGCACGCTGAAGGTGTGCCGCACCCTCCACGGCCAGCGGAAGGGTGAGTACACCGTCGGCGAGACCAAAACGGGAAAGGGAATGCGTACCATCCTCCTGCCGAAGACGGTGGCGGACATCCTGCGGCGGCGCAAGGCGGATACCATCAGTCAATGGATATTCCCCAACCCAGTGAAGCCGGAGGATCCTGTCAACCCCGGCTCGGCCTACCTCCACATGAAGACGCTGCTCCGGCGGGCGGGACTGCCCAGCATCCGCTTCCACGACCTGCGCCACACCTTCGCGACCCATGCCCTCACCAGCGGCGTGGACGCCAAAACGTTGTCCGGCATCCTGGGCCACACCAATGCGTCCTTCACGCTGGACACCTACACCCATGTCACCTCGGATATGCAGAAGACAGCTTGCGGCATCGTGGGCGGCTTTATGGAAGACATCTTCGGAAAGGAGTTGAAACCGTGGCAAGAAAACGAAAAGCTGGAGACGGAACTGTAAGGCAGCGCAAGGACGGGCGTTGGGAGGGGCGCATCGTCATTGGCTACGATGACAATGGCTACCCCAAAACGAAAAATGTTCTCGCCAAAATGAAGAAGGAGTGCATCGAGAAGCTCCAAAAGCTCAAGGAGGAGTGTGGCGGGCTGAAGCCGGAGAAGGTGCGGTCAGAGATGCCCTTCGGGGTCTGGCTGACATATTGGTACGAGAATCACTCCAAGCCAAAGATCCGCCCCACCACGCAAGAGACCTACGAGAGCCGCATCCGACTGCACATCATCCCGGAGATCGGCAGCATCCCGCTGAACAAGCTGACGCAGAACGACCTGCAGCAGTTCTATGGACGGCTCAAGAAAAATGGCCGGAAGCGCTTTGCTGACAAGTACGGCGAAGGGCTGTCCGACCGGATGGTGCGCATGTGCCACGCCACCTGCCGCTCGGCACTGGAGAAGGCGGTGCAGGATGGGCTGATCCGTGTGAACCCAGCCATCGGCTGTAAGCTACCACCGAAGAAGGCGCGGGAGATGCAGGTACTGACGCGGGAGGAACTGCAGCGGTTTCTCATTCAGGCGAAGTTCGAGGGGTACTACGAAGTCTTCCTTCTGGACTTGGCTACCGGCCTGCGCCGGGGCGAGCTCATGGCGCTGCAGTGGGATGACCTGAACTTCAAAACCGGTGTGCTGAATGTGAACAAGCAGGTCTACGATGTGCGGGGCCAGCTTCAAATCAGCACGCCCAAGACGAAGAACTCTGTCCGCAAAATCGTCCTGCCGCCCGCCGTGGTGGCGGTGCTGCGGGAGTACAAAGAGACGGTGGACTCCCGCTGGATGTTCCCGTCCCCGGTGAAGGAGGACTGCCCCATCACCCCCGGCGTGGTACGGCGCAGATTGCAGCTCATCCTGGAACACGCTGGGTGCAAGCATGTACGCTTTCACGATCTGCGCCATACATTCGCGACGCTGGCGCTGGAGAACGGTATGGATGTAAAAACGCTTTCCGCCATGCTGGGTCATGTGTCGTCGGCCACCACGCTGGACATCTACACCCACATTACCGATGACATGCGGCTCACGGCCGCCGCCAACATCGACCGTGGCATCGGCAAGGCAGCGCCACAGGAGGACGCTTCAGAGCCGGGGCAGGAAACCGCCCCGGTCCAGGCGGAAAAGCCGAGAATGACCGACTTCAAGCCCTATGTGGGCCGCAAGCGCAGATCCGGTACCGGCTGCATCAGCGAGATCAGCGACCATCTCTTTGAAGGCCGCTATTCCCCCAAATGGCCCGACGGTAAAAAGCACGCCCGCAATGTCTATGCACACACCCGCGAGGAGTGCGAGGAGAAGTTGAAGGTACTGATCGTGGAGATGAAGGCAGAGATTGCGGAGACGCAGCGGCTGAAAGATATGAGCGAAGGTGATGGAAGCCCGCTGGAGGGGAAGAAAGGCGAGCGGACGAAGAAAGGAAAGTAAAAAAGATTCGACAAAGGTTTCGAGCGACCTGTGTTCTTATCAGTGTTTATTGCTACAGTATTGTTGTCGACTTCCGAAACGGCTTTTGTGGTTTCCGAATCTCTTTCGGTATCCGTCATATTTTTTTCTGTCAGTGTTGTTTCTGCGCCGCTCTGATGAGATTCTTTCGTGTCGGGATTTCCCATACAACCGATCTGAAGCAAAAGGCACAGGCACAGCAGAATGATCATCAATTGTCGAGAGAGTCACGATGCAAATCACCCTCAAAGTATAGAGGAATTTCGAAACCTTCTTCAGTCTGAATTATAGTTCCGCTACTACTCATTCCTTCAATGTGTTTCATAACCGAATCCGGTAGGTCGTAGCTCTTTGCTGTCATTTGAAGAACTTGGATAAACTTTGCAGCGGCTTCATATATGCGTGTCTCAGGTATAACCGAATCACCTGCGGCAGTTTTCTTACTACTTCGTACTCAAGCCAACCGCCCCACTTTTGAACATAAGTAATCCACTTATAGTCAATGTCTGGGTATATGTACCAAAACAGTTTTCGTTTTAGCTTTGCCACACTATCAGGGCACCCCTTCGTGTCTACTACTTCAATGTGCCCATCGGCATATTCCATATAAAAATCAGCAACATAAATGATTGGCAAGACCGTCTTACCATTGTGAGTGTACTTCGGTTGCAGCTCATATTTTTTCTGTAACTCAAAATAAGTTACTTCGCCGCTTTCCACTGCGGGACAAAGTACATCCCTGTAGTATTTCATTTCAAGCTGGCTGTCGAATACGATATTGTTGTAAGTTCGTTTTTCTTTATCTTTATCTACGTTAAACTTGCTCCGCTCCATAGCGCCTCCTAACAGAGAAAGGGAGGGCAGATTACTCTACCCTCCCATTTTGCTTATTCGATTTCAGCAGGCGCCTCATCCGACAGAATCTCTTCTGCGACCTGAAGCTCAGAAACAACAGGTTCGGCAACAACAGGCTTTTTATGCTTGTTCTTCTTCCGCGCATCAACAATGCCTCTGGATTCATTTATCTGCTGGAGATAAATACTTCCACACTCGGGAGAACACGCTACCTCTTGCCACCGGAACACGCCTGCGGCTCTATTTGCGCTGCGGCAGGCTTCATACTCCTTGCCACAAACGCGACATCTCTTGACCGCAGTTGCCATGTTTACCACCTACTTTCTTTAGGCAACATCCTCAGCGTTGGAACCAAAGATGGTGTAAGTCCACAGAGCGCCGCTGGTGCCGCAAGCACCGGACAGAGACTCAGCCTCAAACGCATGGACAGTCTGGTTGTCGCCCATCTCGAAGCTGAACTCGCCATTGAAGTCAGCCTTGGGGATGTAGAACTGGATGCGGTACACATTCGCACACTTATCCTCGGCAAAGGCATCAATGTACAAAGCGCACTTGCCAGAATAGTGGTCGCTCAGGTTTTCCAGAACGTCAGCCTGAATCTGGCGCATATAGTACACGACAATCTCTGTGTTGTCTGCGATTTCTCCATCATTAAAGGCAAGTGCCTTCGTCTGAGGATTGTAGGTGAAAACACCTTCAGCAACTTCTGCGCCCTGAGTCAAAGTCTTACCGAGGGTACCGTCGCTGTTCTTGACATAAACAGACTCGACTTCATTTCCGGTCGTACCAACGGCTTTGTAAGCAGTAGACGCAGCATTGCCGCTAACGGTGAGATAATCGTGCCACTTAACCGTGGTCTTCTTGTTCTCAAACTCGCTGCCAACCTGCATTTCGAGCAGACCGCCAGAAACCAGACCATTGGTACCGCTGATGGTAACAGCCTTATTCTTCTTCAGAGAGTTCAGCTTGCGACCCTGCTTACCGGTGATGTCGGTCTTTTCCTGAGTCTGAGCGATAGTTGCATTCTGCAGCTCGTCCAGAGTGAACTTGAATGCACCAGTCACGATGTCAAATGCATTGATAGTCTCAAGGCTGGTGATGGTGATATCATTGATATTCATTTAGACATTCCTCCTATTTGTGAGTTAGCCAATTCAAATCATCTTGGCTTAGGTCTTTCGCGCTGACCGTGCCAGCATAGATGCCGTGCATCTTGTTGTCATAGTCAATTTTCTTGATTACTTGGCGCACGCTCTCATTGAACTGATAGATAGAGAGTTCTCGTGTCCCCTCAAATCCATAGTGGTACTGTTCTGTGTTAACAAGGGCGACAATCAACTCTTCAAGCTGAGAGTCGGTTGTTCGCATACCCCTACGACGCAGCTTCTTTCGCATACGCTCAATCATATATTCTCTCGCTTCGCCGTTTGCTGGCTTGCGATTATCCTTTTCAAGGTGGTGGATTTTCCTAAGAGCCGCAGCAATCTGCCCGTGCAAAGCACGGTCGATTCGTACACCGGTTGCCTTGTTAACCAGAATCACATTTCCGTTTTGCGGATTGATTGCAGGTTGGAATGGCTTTAGGTCAAAGTCTCCAAAAATTAGTGAGGTGTCCTGTTCTTTTAAGGAGTTAAACAAGAGGAGAAAAAGCTCCCACTCGTTAATGGTTGTGAAATCAATCCCGATATCATCAAGCTGTACCATCATATCTATGGGCATAGCAGTGAGCATTGACACCATGCTGTAGTAGTTATCCTCGTTTTCCAATACTTCACCAACAGTCGGAATCATGACCCGAATATAGTCATTTATTGGGTAGTCTTTTTGATACAGTAAATGACGTGTCGGCATTATCCATTTTTCCTATTGGAGGGAACTGGCTTGCCGGTCGGTAGTGTCCGATTGAAGTCTTTTGCTTGGAACGTGAGGACTTTTCCCTGATAATCTGTGATTGGAGCAAAACGTTTCACAGCGTATAAATCCAACTCACCGAGACCGTAGTATCGACTGCCATTAACAGCCTTCGCAATCTCGGAACACAGTTTATCAGTACGAATCCCACCGCCGGTTTCTTTTGGTAATCTGAGCTTGCTCTTGTGGCTAAAGACCCAGATATATAAAACCGGAATCAGGAAAGTCTTATTTACAGACTTTTGGATGTCAACATCACAGCAGATAAAGGTCTGCCCGTGCTCAATGGTTTCTGGAATGTACTCATATGGAAATACCTGCTTATAAATGAGGTCTTGAACATCGTTGACTGGTTTGCAGTCATCGGCAAGGAGCCGCACGATTTCCTCGTTCGTCAAGAGGTCATTCATCAGTTGGTTCTTATAATCGAAAAACTCTTCCAGTTGCATCAGAACCACACCTTCTTTCCATCAGGTACATCTGGTGTATCGTCACCGGACGGAGTATCTGGCTCGTCCGGTTTCTCTTTCGGGAAATGGTCATAGTAGTTTGCAATATGAAGTTCGATGTTATCGCTGTCTTCCGTATTGCACTCCGTAAGAACGAAGTTAAGGACGCCCTCTCCGTTATAGCTTCCACCGAGCTTAAACGGTTTGGTGAGACGATAAGCAAGGACGTTCTTCGAATCATAGTCATCAATCAAAAAGCGATTGTTGCGATTTAACTGAATGGAATACTCGTCCTTAGCAAGTGTTAGTGAAATTCGTGAATCACCGCGCACAACAATAAAATCGTTGTCGCCGTATTCACCGGTCAGATATTTCGTGCCATCCTCAATGACACACCACCGTTCAACGACGGTGTCGTCTTCCGCAATCCAACGAAGCAGGTAGTTGCACTGCTTCATCGTGCCCTTCGTGTACAGTTCGTTATTGGCATCTTTCTCAGTAATCAGCCAGTGATTACCCATCCATTCGACCAGACCGCCGTGCGGCAAATCTTCTCCGGGCATCGTACACAGTGTTTTCAGATTAAGGTTGTCTGAGTTAATGACAGCCATATTGCGTACAGTTCCGTTTACGGTCAATTGGTGGTACGAAAGGCTTGCAGGGAGCTTCGCGCTTAAAAACGCTCGTTCTCGCTGCAAAACAGAGTCGCGCTTTGTGATGCCGTGAGCATTGATTCTGGAACGGTATGTGTTCCAAGGGTTCATTTTGACACCTCCTGCGGCACGGCATATCGTGATTTCAATTTATTGCAAATTGAAATTGCACGGAACACCTCACGCTTTACCACCGAAACTTCGCAAGATGGATTATCGATGAGGTATTGCAGGATGGCAATCAAAGACAGGAACAAGGGGTCTTCGTGGATTGCCTCAATGAGCTCCTTACAACCAAGCAACTCCGCCTGAAGACTTCTCATATAGGTATCCAATGAACTTTCTCCGCTTTCCTTGATAGGAAGAATCTTAAAGAAAAGATTGATGAGGGTGCGGAAATAATTATTCAAGACCATAGCGTCCATCGGCACGCCAACCGTGGTCTGAATCATCATAAGTGCAAGTCCGTTAAATCCCCGTGATTGTACGAATACTCCCTCATCATATTCGTAAAATCTTTTCGAGCGGCTACATATGCGTTGCCGATACGCATGAGCAACTCTGCGGGAGAATAGGTGGTAAAGTCTTTCGTGTTCAAAACACTTTCCAGACTTTCCTGCTTGTATGTATAAGGTTTCATCCACTGAACAAGCATACCTTCAGAAACGATGTCTGCAATCTCATCCAAATCTTCATCGGGGATGTCCACATCAAACTCTCGAATGATGTCATCGCCGGTTGTGGATAGGTCATACTTGCAAATCTTTCGGAAGGACGCAATTGCTCGTTTCATGTAACCGTCAATCAGACCGTTCCTTTCAAAGTCACGCATATTGACAAAGTCGTACTCTGTGATTTTCGATAAGAACGCATCCGTGAACACATCATATGGAACGCTCATTTATAATCACGCTCCTTACTTGTCGTGCTCGACCAGCTCAACACCGAGGCATTTCTCCAAAGTAGCAATGGTCTTATTTGAGTCGATGCCGCCACTGGCAATCAACTGCTTTGCACGATATGCGATGGACTTTTTCTGACCGTCAGAAAGTTTGGAAACGGCACGCTCGATTTCAGCGATAGGCTTTTCAAAGAGCTTATCGAAATCGCTGATGGCGATTGCAAACTTGTAGTATTGGCTCATACCGATATAATCAACAATCCACGGCTCGTCGAACATGAACCAGTTGTTGATGAAATACTTCTTGTTTGAATTCCGAGCATTGCGAAGCTCGCCAATCTCCATATCCTGCTCTGCACCAAAGGAATCCCAGACGAATCGTTCGCCTGTCTTTTTACTTCTGTACACAAGGCGACCTTGGAAACCATTACGGACGGTGATAATCGTATGCGGGTCAATATCCTTCGGGACAAGCGGGCGCTTTTCTGCAGCGCGAGACGTTTCCTGTTTTAACTCAGTCGGTGTAGCAGCCTGCTGACCACCGCGAGTTTTTGCGTTTTCATTTGCCATTGTAAAACTCCCTTTCATACATAATGCGGGGCTCACGAAGAGCCCCGCGTATTTTGCTTATGGTCTATCAGGCAATCTCGTAGCGACCGATACCGGCGTTACCACCAGCCAGCACAATGCCCATGCCGTACTTCTCGCCATACAGGTACTCCTGAGTCAGGTCACCATTGGACAGCGGGTCGCCCATCACAACAATGGGGTCACCTTCGTACACGCACTTGATGGGCTTGTCATCACCAGCGATGATGGTCAGCATATCATCTGCGAGCGTAAACTCGGTAGAACCAATCTTGTGGCGCTGCGGAGTCACGACAACCGGAGTACCGTAGAACTTGCCGTAGTAGCCAAGGTTGTACAGGTCGCTCTTGGAATCCGTGCCCTGAATGGACGGAGCCAGATTGCGGACAGCCTTCTTGGTGCCGATAATAGTTGCGGGCTTGCCGTTGGCAGCAGCCTCAACATGGGCAATCAGGTCAAGCAGCTCTTCCTCATCATACGCGCCTGCGGTCGGGAAGTAAGTAACACCACCGAAGTCGTCCGCAGTAGCGGTGCTCCACAGGGAGTAGACATCGTTCAGAAGCTTCTGACGGAAAGACTCAGCAACCTTGCTGATAAACGTGTTGAAATCAACACGACCAGAAAGGACGCGGTTGAGCTCTTCGTAAATTTTCACAACCTTCAGAGAGGTCGGAATGGAAACTTCGCTGATGCCGCTCAGACGCTGACGGCGAATGCCCTGCGTGCCATCTGCAGCCTCGGACACGATAAAGAGATTGCTGTCTTCAACCTCGAAAATGTTCTTGTCACCCTCGGCGACATTGCGGAAATCAACCAGAGCGTTGAAATACTCATCGCCCTGCAGACCCTCAACGACGGTACGGGAGAGAACCTCCTCAATCAACGTAAACAGACCGCTGCACTTGCCGTCGCGGATATTCTTATAGTTAAGGGTAGTGCTGCCGCCATTGGCATCAATCAGAGCCTTATGCAGGAGCTCCATTGACTGACCGACAGAATACTGTTCAACATTGCCATGATAGGCATCAACAGCGACCTTAACGATATCTTTCATTTCAGCCATTAGCTTTTACCTCCTCTCAAAAATTAGCCGCCAACAGTGGCAGAAGCGCCCTCGGTCTTACCAATCTTAATGACGTAATAGGTATAACGACCAACGACCTCAACATCCACACAGGCACCAAGACCTTTGCCAGCGGCATCAATCTTGCCACCAGTGCCGATACCGACCTCGGCACCCTTGGTGGGGGCGGTGCCGCCAACGAAACCTTCCTTGGTCACAGAGAAAACATTGCGGCTACGAGGGATATAGCCACGAGTAGCCTTACCAGCCTCATTGATAAATTCGTCCAGATTCTTTTTGCGCTCATCATACATGACTTCGGGCGCAGCAACGATTGCACAATCGTTCAGGTCGTCACCAGCAGACGCTGCGACAGCCTTCATAACTTCGCGTTCGCCATCCTCATAACCCTGAAGCTTGACGATAACGCCGTTCTCCACCTCTGCCTTATTGCCAGACGCATCATAGAAGCGCAGGGAGACAAGGTCAGCAGGCTGCTTAGTACCGCTCATCAGGTCGGTACGAATAACTGCATAAGCCATAAATCGACTCCTCCTTGTTTGTTATTTAATTATGTTGATTGCGCGAAGCAATTCCGTATTCGGTGAAAACACCGCCATAGGGCTCCGGCGTTACGCTGGTCTTCTCAACCACCAGCTTGGGACTCTTGGGCTCGACAGAGAACTTTGCAGCAGTTCCGTTTCTGCCACGGATTGCATAGCATTTCTCCTCAAGAACATCAACCGCATATTCAGTGCAATGTTCACGCAGGTTTTCAAACGCCTCGACGCCAACCAAGTCTTCGAACTGAGCGAAGACCTTTTCCCGTTCGCCCTTTGCAGCGGCGTCTTCGGTATCTGTCTTAAACTGGCGCAAAGTGCCAAGCTCGTTCTCCATAGACGAAATCGTGTCGGAGGCGGTCTGGTACTTTTCAGCCCACTGCGTATCGTTCGCTGAATACTTTTCAGTAATCTTTGCAAACATTCCGCTGATAGGGTCGGCTTGACCGCCCTCGTCGAACGGAACAAGAGACAGCTTCATCCGTTTCTTGCCAGCGAAGTCAATAACGACATGGTCGCCATCCATTGAATAAGGGAATCCATACAGGTTCCAGTCCGTGACATCGGTCGCGTACACTTCAGACGCATCTCTGTCGTAATCCCAGAACCAATAGTGGGAATCCATTCCCCAGCAGGTTTCGACCTTTTCTGACTCCAAAGCTCCGAACAGTTCATCGCGGAACTGTCCTTCCAGAGCAAAGCTCTCGGGGTTACCTGCATTTGCGGCAGGCTCACTACCAGTGGTCTTCAGCGCTTCAAACTTTTCGCGCAGTTCTTCAACGCTGAAATCATCGATATTGAAATCAAGCATCTCGGTAGTCAGACCGAACTCTGCCATCAGTGCAACTTTCTGTTCCAATACCTCTTCTCCTCCTTCCGAATAATTTTGTGGGTGTATGCCAACCTCTTTCGAGGGTTGTGCTGTAGTAAATGCTTCCTTGAATTCCTGCATCATCTCAGCAAGCTGTTGTTTGAAACCGTCACATGAGAACATCTCCAACGACGCTGACTCAAAGCAGGGCTCCGCTGTTCCCAGCAGGCAAAACGCTGTGAATTCAAATCGTTTGATGACGTACATCCCGTCAACCATTTCTCCTTCTTTGATGGAGATTTCCATTGACTCGTCTGTAATGCCATCATCTTTGATTTTTCTATACGCCTCTTGGCGTTTCCAGATTAAAGCGTCTACACACAAATACTCATGGACACCGGAATTGTCTTCGATTTCTTCCCACCAATACTTGGCGCTCTCTGGGATAACGCCGACCGGCTGAGTAATGTTGACAATTTTCATGCCACCGTCATCTGTGGATACAAGCTCTATATCGTGCGAACCAATTGTGTCAGTCTCTCTGTCGTAGTTACACACAATTGGACAGTTATAAATGCTCTGGATACAGCGCTCATAGGTTTCCTTGCTGATGAAGCTGTTATTGCGATTCTTGCCAGTATAAGCAACACGAAGGACACCGCTATCAAAAGAAGAGTTCTTCTCAACTAAGTTGCTGATACCAGAAGAGAACACGATTCTCATTGTTCTCTCGCTCATGTCACAGTTCACCACCTATCTTTGGGCATAATAAAGCCCGCACAGGTGTGCGGGTTAGAAGGTCAAAGTGTCAGACATTGCAAATTGAATGTCCGTACACGAAAATTTTTGATTGTCTTGGTTTAGAAACACATAAATATGTTTCGCCTTGTCCTCTCTTAATAGGCGATAACCCATATTCACAAGACGGTCTCGCGCCTCTTCACCAACCACATAGATGAATCTCTCCATCACCAGTCGTCACCGTCCTCCCGAGTCTGCTCACCAGAGTCGGTTAATTCGCCAGTATCTTTTTGCGGCGCACCACCTTCATCGGTAGCAGCATTACTATCAGACGAGCCACTTAATGTGGAAGAACTCTGCAATGGCTTAAACATACTCGCAAGCCCAAGAACCTCGTTCTCCAAGAAACTCATACAATCAACTTCACTTTGGGACATTCCCTGAGAGGCTGCGTACATTGAGATAAATGGAAGACCGAATTGACAAGCTTTTAGATACATATCGCCAAGCTCTTTACGGTTAAATGGGCTGCAATCAAGGAACGTAACCTTAAAGTTCTTTCCGTAGCTCTGAGACTGAATGAAGCGGTTCACCATATCCTCAATGCTTTTTACGATTCCAAACGTGATTGCTTGGTCAGCCTTGATAGACAGCAGCAACGCATTCGCAGATGCTTTATCATTGTTAAACAAAAGAGAAGATACACCTGCAGCAGTAAACATATTTTGTTCAGCCTCAGAAATAGTGTCGGTATCGCCTGTGTTTGATTTTTCAAAGCTGATTTTACTAATGGGCATAGGGGAGAGAACGCTGCCAATCTCTTCCGGTAAAACCGAGTCGAGATTGCGCCAGAACTCCTTTGCCTTGTCCAAGTCCATTTGCCATTCGCCATCTTCATTGATGCCGAGCGTCATTACCAGCATGGCATAATTCTCAAGCGTTGTCTTCGTGAGCTTGAGCTGCTTATAGTCTTCGAGGTCATAGACCTCACGAAGAATACCGGCAAACGGAGGAATGGAGTAATCCAGAATATCGTTGTTGCATTTGATTGCAAAAGACGTGGGTGAATCAAGCTCCTGCCAACGGGCACGGCGGTTTGACTGATAGACCTTGTACTTCTGTTGGAACTCAGTTGGGTAATAATCCAAATATTGACTGTGCGCATCAAAGTATGAGAAGTCGAATGTTACATTTAGCACATTGCCTTCAATTGTGGAAATACCACAATAATCAGACGGCAACTGTTGGATTGTAATGTTGTCGTTGGTTACCCATAGTGTTCCATAGAATGTGTCCTCGCGGAGACAAACCGTAAGAATTTTGGGGAATTGGGAACGAACATTCATAGCTGACATGGCGTTCAAAACCTTACGGTAGTTTCGATTGACCGACTTCACATTTACACTCTTTGGGTCAATACGGTATGGAGAGACAACGTATGCGAAATCCGAAAGACCAGTGAAATACTGGATGAGCCTGCGGAAATGCGAACTTGCGCCATAAATATATGTAACAGCCTTACGCAGTTGCTTCTCATATGTGTACGGGTTTGTAAGGTACTCCGTAATATTGTCCTTGGAATACAACGAGAACGTCGGAGCACTGGTGTTGTTGTTCATATCTCTCGTGATAAGACGATTCAAAACTGCAAATCGCTGAGAAATACCAATCATCCCATCAACATTAGTTTTCTTGGTTTGTTTGCCCACTCAGATATCACCTACCTTTCTTATTTGAGTTTCGGAGGCTTAAACATGAATATATCATTCGCATTAAAGTCTGCCGTTTTTGTGCGCCCATATTTGCTTTCAAGCTGCAGGGCAACATAGTAGTTATAGCTCAAGCTGGAATAACGGTCTTTGCGCATCCCAGACTTTTCATAGACTCGAACACGACCACCGGACTCCTCGTGTTGGAGCTTGACAAGTTCATCAATCAACAAGGTCGTGTGTACATATGGCTTCTGAAGCATCACCTTTTCCAGCGGTGAAAGGGAGTTGTACCCCTTAATGTCAGACAGAAGCGCCTCTCCGTCATACTCAGTGATGAGTAACCGGATTTTGCTACTACGGAAGCCCTCACGCAAAAGCACCGCGCATTCAGAGTTCAATATTGGAGAACCCTTGATTGCCCAAATGACCTTGTCGGCTCCTTTAGTCGTGCATCTGTCAGCCATTTCCTGATTGTTGCAACAGGACAATGCGGGGTAAACTTCTCCAGTGTCTGGGTCAACCATGTCTCGGACGAGAGCGTCGTAAACACCAAGACCAAGACCTGTACAGTCAAGCACAATGTAGTCGCAAGAATACTCATCGTACAATTTGCGTATCACCAAAGCTTGGTCTTCGGTGTGCATACCTTCAAAGGTGTCGCCGTACACAATGTTACTCATAAAGCGTCCAGTTTTGGTCGGTAGCATTTGGTTGATGAACACGGCGGAGGCGTCGTTATTATGCTTTTTACTGCTCATCAGAGCAATATCCGCAGACAAAATACGGCGTTCCCCGTTTTGTTTTGGTGGAATTTTTACCTTCTGGCTATTGCCAATAAGTGCGGACAGCTTATCCGGTAGCATCGGATAACTGATACGGCGGTTCTTTGATATGGAGTCAAAATCAAAGAATGAGCCGTCCTCTGCACCAAACCACATGGCTTCCATTTCCATGCTCCATTTGATTTCATTAAAGTCGCTTTCGAGCATATCGCTTTCAACGTCTTCGGGGAAAAGAAGCCCCTCTTGGATGGAGAGTTGATATGGGAAGCCGCACACAAAATCTGTCTTAGAATCATCAAGCATCAGCTTAAATGTGTCCAGCATTTTGTTGTATGACCAATGGTCTTTGAAGTAAGCAGAGGATAAGAAACAGGATTTGTTCGGCTCTTTAGCGTACTCAGCTTTACGCTCAGCCGGGGTCAAATCTCTGTATGGAGGCATACGACGACTTGTCAGGAACTTTTTCAAGACGGTGTCAATGGTATCTTTCTTAACCATTCTGAACTCGTCCACAATCAAGATGTTCGCACGGTTGCTTCGAGCGTTATCTGAAGCCGTAACGACCTTGATATAACTGGAGTTCTTGAACATTATTTTTGCGTCCTGCCCAGAAAACTTTGTGTCGCCCATATCTATCTCATTTCTAAGATTTGGGGATACAGGCATCAGTTCTGTTTGAATCTTTTCCAGCACGTTAATACTCTGACCGCGTGTGCCAGATGTAATGACGACTTTTGTGCCGGGGTATAAGATGCAGCGAATGACTACGAAAATGGCAATAAGGAATGATTTACCCATTCCTCGGGCAGCAATCCACAGGAACGTTCGGCTCCTGTCCATCATTACAAGAAGAGCAGTCTGGAACCATTTCAGAAAATCAAGTTGCAAATACTCTTCGACAAAGATGTCGATGTTCTCGCGGTAATAGCTGCCCCAAATCGCCATGCCCTCGATAACACGAGAGCGTCTGCTTTGATTTGGTGACGCCATTACATATCACCGCTGGATTGAGGACTGCCAAAGATATCATTCAACAAGGAGTCGTCATCCTCTTCGTCGTACTCTGGGTGTTTAACACGAAGCTCGTCCATTGCGTCTTCGTACATCTTGCAATAACTGTTGCGTAAGCCGACCATTTTGCAAGCGTGACCAAGATACCACGTTGTGATATTCTTAATCGTTCCACGGATATCGCGCTTTTCCTTTGGCGTTTCAGGAAGAGGTCTGCTGTACTCCCATTTCTGGATACCGACACCGAGCGGCATCTTGTCGAGTTCAGCGTCTACATCGTTCTTTTTCTGCGCCGGTTTTAAGTTCATACTGCCAAGCAGAGAATTAAGCGCGTTAACGTTCTTATCAATTGGTTTGCCCTGTGCACTGTCGCGTGCAATAATGGATTCGAGCAAGCAAATCTGTCGGTACAACGCACGCTCACTCGGGTCAACAACCTGCCTGTCGCCAGTCCAATCCTTGTAGCGACGCTCCAGCTCAAGGTAAAAGTCTGGAGTATAACCGGCACCCCAGAAATCAACAAGGGCTTGGTCAACGTCTGCCTCGGCAGTATCTTCCGGCTGTGCGATATATGAAGCAGTGGGAGTCTCTTCTGGTTCAAGCAACGCCTCTTCATCAAGCGTATCGTCAAAGGTTTTGTCGATATAACGAATGATGTTGGTCTTTCCGATATAATTGCGAACCCGAGAGTGAACGCCAGCCGTGCGTTCAACCATTGTGTAGATGTCTTCGTTCCAATAAAGGTCGAGCTTCATGCACATACGCTTCATAGCCGCCTTATCATCGCCGAGCATTGCACGATACTGTTCGTACATATCCTCAACGCAGTCATTGCACATTGGCAAAAAGCCAGAGCCGCGATACATGGGGCTATGACTCACTGGGAAGTAGCCCTTTTTCCGGCTGTATGATGTGCCGCATCTGCAACAGTAAAACTTTTGGGAAGTCTGAATGGTCATCGAATCATCAACGGTCTTCTCAAGCCTCTTACGTCTTGGAGCCTCAGCCATTTACCTCAGCCCCCTTTTGGTGCTATCTTCCCACAGCTTGACAACCAAGCGCATTTTGTTGCCGGGATAGAATCGGGGAATCCAATGCGCAGGTACATCGACTTTCTCGCCAGTCTGCGGGTTCGGACAACTGCGAGCCTTGCGCTCTAAGATGTCAAAGCAACCGAAGTTATGGATGGAAACGGTGTCTCCGTTTCCGAGATTGTAAAGAATAATGTCAGTGAAATCATCAACGATACTTGTCGCAGCTTTCTTCGTATAACCGTGCTTGTCCACAAGCTGTTGAATCAAATCGACCCTTTTAATATCCATCCTTTATACCGTCCTTTCTGTTACAGGTCTGCCAGAGACTTTTGAGCATCAGAACGAATTTCTCCGTTTTCATCGAAATACTGAGAGATTTGTTCCTCGGCACTCAGGTCTTTATAGACACGAACCATGTCGGCAGACTCCCATCCGACGATATCTTGGATAACATTATCGGGTAGTCCGAGTTTGGCAAGATGTGTTGTGAAGTAATGTCTCAAACTATGCCAGTAGAAATCCTCACCAGTCATGCGGCTAAATGTGTTAGCCCAGCTATTGAGCGTTGTATCACTCATCTGCTCACTTGTAGTACCGGCGGGGAAAAGCCACTCACACTCGATGCCGAGCTTTTGGCGCTCTGCCATCCACGCATCGAAATATGGTTTGAACTTTTTCGCAAGAGTATAGCAGTAGATGTACTTGCCAAGACCGAACCCCTTCGTTTGAATAGGCTCGCTGGTCTTATACAGTGCCCCGCCGCACACGAGGTTTTCATCTTTGAAGTCATCCACTTTGAATCGACACAGCTCTGCTTTACGGCGACCGCTGCACATTGCAAGAGCAACGGCGCACGCCTTTTTGTTTTGACCGGATGCCAGCAAATCATCAAGAAGCTTGTCTAAAGCCTCGTCGCTCCAGACTGTTTTCTTTCTTACCTGCTGCATAGCCGGATTCTCAATTTTTCGAACTGTCGAACGGAAGTCCTTAAACTCATCCTCGTCATCGAGGATGTTCTCGACATAGTTCGACAAAGAAGAAATTGCAGACTTTAAGCGACGAACACGCGCAGGCGAGTTCCCATTCTCGTTAATAAGCCAATGCTGGTACGCAGCATAATCGCGCTTGGAAATTTTAGGGAAAAACTTGTTCCCGTTGTTCTGCAAATTCCACACCCAGAAAATATCGATGTCATTGGAGTATCCAGCAATAGTTTTGGGACTACGCTGGACAGATTGCAAATATGCAATGAAGTCTTGCTTCAAACGAACATTGTCTGGGTTGACCTGATTCAAAAGCTCAGGGCTTGTGATTTCATTTTGCTTCGTTTTTCGGGGCATACAAGCCACCTCGCTTTCTGTAGAATTAAAATTGGTTGCGGGCATCGGAGTTGAACCGATTCCTCAAGGTTTATGAGACCTGCGACTTAACCGTTTGTCCTGTCCGCAATATGGTGGGAGAGGTTGGATTTGAACCAACGCAGCCCGAAGGCGGCAGATTTACAGTCTGCTGTAATTGACCGCTCTACCACTCTCCCAAGTAGTGGTGATGCGTAAGGGGGTCGAACCCTTAAATTCCGCCGTGAAAGGGCGGTGACTCTACCAATTCGTCCAACGCACCTCATGGTTGGTGATGCCAGTGAGGTTTGAACTCACAACCTCCTGCTTGAGAGGCAGGTGACTTAGCCGATTCGTCGATGGCACCAAGTGGTGGGACAGGAAGGTGTCGAACCTTCATCCTCCGGTTTTTCAGACCGGTGCTCCGACCGCGTAAGCTACTGTCCCGGATGGCTCCTCCTGCAGGGCTTGAACCTGCGACCAACGGATTAACAGTCCGCTGCTCTACCAACTGAGCTAAAGAGGAATATGTAAATAGGGTTGCCCCGGTGAGGGCAACCCTTGTGCATCGTTAAAGGGGTACTCCGTAAGAACAACGAATGCCGTTTGTGTCACAGACGCAAACCAACTGTTCTGCCTTACCGAAAATTCGCTTTTGGACGCAATAATCGTCCATACCAAGAAAACTGCCAGCCATGACGGTTTTGACACCTTGGACTTCATCAATCTTGTTGTGATGCAAGTGACCGGAGAGCACGGCATATAACGGGACTCGTGCCATTGTCTGCAATGTTTGAACTTTGCCTGCAGAACCGTCAAAGTCCCCGTGAACACCACAATACATTTTTCCGCGAATGTTAATCAGATACATAGTGTTATCAATCTTGACAGCATCACTTGTTGTCCCGATAATCACATTCTCGAAATTCTGGAGACGGGCGCCAAGATACCACTCAACAATATCGTCCAACCGTTCACTGAGCAGCGCATCATCCTTATTTGGCGTAATACGGCTATGATTACCCGCAACGCTCACAAATGTGACTGTGGAGAAATGCTTACTGAGTTCGGCAACAAATTCGGCAATCAACTCGGATACGCCTTTGATTTGTTCAATCACATTCTCTTTGTTCGTAATAGCGATAGATTGGTGGATATTTCCACTAATAGCATCGCCGTTCGACCAGACAATGCAGTTCTCGCTTCCATGCGTTTCGGCAATAGCAATGATTCTGTCTAAGTAATGGCACATCATCTCGCGGCAGATATCAGAGTTATATGTATTCCAATGGTTATCGACGTTGGCTCCATAGTGGATATCATTCAAGCTAACCAGAAGGTCGTTATCAGACGGCTGGATATGGCATGGCTCGTATTCGAGTTGTGGCAAATTGCCGCTCTTTACTGCGTCCACAAGAATCTCATTCAACTCTTCTTGCCGGGAACGCTCACGAATCAGCTTGTTAAAAGCATTGCGTTGGTCAAAGAACTTTTGACGTTCTTTGAGCAGCTCAATGCGTTTGCTATCCAATGCAGACAATGCGTCCGTGTCCTGAATAGTAGCTTCGCCATCCCGCTCGATGGCTTCGATGATGGCTTTCATGCCATACATTCTTTTGCGGACTTCGCTTGAGTTAAAACAGTTACCATCACCAAACAGACGCTCACTCAGTTCTGCGTAGTCATCGTCAATGGTGCGGTCAACCAGCTTACCAATTACGATGTCGCGCATCTCTTTATAGCTTGCTGTGCTGGCTATGGTTTACACTCCCTTTCGTTTGTCGTGAACACGCTCCAGTCCACGCAAACTGCGGAGCAGCTTCATAGGAGCGCCATCCTCAACCATGTAGTAGTGGTGCCGTTTGGAATCTTGCTTCATCGTGCGAACGATATGAACACGAGGAAACTTCTCACGAATGGCTTCTTTTTCTGAGGCGGTAATTGCAATCACTTAAAAATCATCCTTTTCTTCAAAATAGTTTTATGCTTTGTCTTTTATCATTCATACATACACCCCATCAAACACGCCTCAAAGCATTGTGCCACAACGGTTTGATGGGGGTATTTATTTCTAACAATTCGAGTTTTATAATCAACTCTTTAAGGCGTTTCTGCACCGCATTACTGCATTAACAGTCTGACGGGTCTTAACCTCGACAGCGCAACTGGGGCAATACTTCTGCGGGCGACCCTTTGCAGGTGACTGTGCTTTTACAGTCAGTCCACAATTCTCGCACTCAAAATATGCGCCGCCGTAATACTTGAGGTATTGATAACCGAGGTTCCTGAAATCTTGAATATGTATTGCCGTCTCACCGGCTTGAATGAACCGCACTTGAACATTCAGGTTGTCGATTTTTTTAGAAAAGCGAATGAACCCAGCATCACGCAGTTCGGCAAACATCAAACTCTGGCGCTTAATAGAGGTATTGATGTTCGCCATCTGCATAATCTCTTTGTCCGAAGTGTTCACCCAACCATTGTTCCGGTCGGAAGCGGCGTCCCAATATTTCGCAACGCAGAGAAGCGTGAACGCCAACCGTCGGATTTGTTTACCTTCAAGCGTCTCAATCTTGGCGAGCTCTTCTCTGGTGATGTCCACACCATCCAGACGGATGAGCGGAAACTTGCTTACGTTCTTTGCAACTTTATCAAGCATATCCGACCAATGAACAAGTGAAGCAGAAGGGTCACACTGTAGCATGAAGGAGTCGAGCAGACTCCGAATCTCCCTTTTGCTGTAGTGATTCTCGTAATAATACTTGGACACACGACTCAGTGTCTCAATCGGCTTCTTACCAAGGTCATGGTTGGCAATCATTTTTTCTGCCCAGTCATATTCGTTAAGAACAATGCTCATAGCGTCCCTCCAATCATTTTTTGTTGTAATGAAAATCTGTCACCGCAGAAGAAGATATCCCCAGCGGGGTCAACCGTCGGGTAAGAGATAACCCCGTTATGCTTATCCAAAAGGTTCTGGATGATTTCGCCACCGCACATTTCCCACGCAAAGCGCTTGGTCGAGCTCTTCTTATAGCAAATATCCAGAACAATGTCGCATAGCACAAAGCGGTTGGAGCAAACGCGGGCACATTCTTGTTCGAACTCGGAGCGCATCTCAATCATGCGGGAGAACGTATCATACTCATCGACCCTCTCGTAGTTGGCAAAGACGGCATAACTGCGCAAGCGCTTGTTGTAGTTCTCGTAGAGTTTCAAGATGGCGTTGTACTGCGTTCTGCTATACTCAATGCCACTCTTCATCACGGTGTAGTCAAAGTCAACATCGGCATTATGGCGACCAAGATAGCCATCGAACTCCTTCTCGAAGCGCTTGCAGATTCTGTTCATCACGCAGTCGTGGTTGCCCACTGGCATCCGGCTCTCATAGTAGCGAAGGAAATCTTTCTGCCGTTCGCTCAATTCGGAGCGCGGCATCTCCAGCATTTCATCAATCGTCATCTGGAACTCGCGCATGGCATTCTTGTTTGTGTTTTTTATGTATGTGTTATACTGCTTCATCAAAGCAGGGTAGATAATACGCATGAAGTATGGCTTCTTGTCTGCGACGAGACGCTGATAGAATCTGCGCCGTTCCGGGTCTTCGATTGTATTGGCGCTATGTCGGTCGTGCCACTCACGAGGCATCGGCTTGGCAATAATGCCTTTCGCTTTGTCGATGGCATTCTGCTGAAAAAGCTGTCCGCACTTTATGCGATAGTCAAGTTCCTCGTACTCTTTGGAACCCTTCTGGAACTGCGCCTGCACATCGAACATTGAGGTAATCCAGTTTGTGGTCTTTCCGATATCATCGCCGAAGCTATCGATGTTGGCTTGTATGGCGTCTGCCTCGGTGACAATTTTCTTCTTTGCTTTTCGTTGGACGCACATAAGAGCGGGGAGCACTTTCAGATTATCAACAAGCACCTTGTTATCGGTAAGCATTACAAGGTCGCCGTCTTTGTCCATGCCATTGAGCGCATGGGCGGCAGTGTCCCACGAGTTGAAAATCGTGCAGGTCGTCATGTATTGATACCAGTGAGATGCCTCGTCGCTGCGGTGTGGGAATACAAGACGAATGTTGTTATGGCAGGTCATTGGTGCGCGGTAACAGGCAAGCCGTTCGGCGTGCTGGTCGCACCAATATTTGTTGTAGATTTCACCAGACTTCAGAAGTCCGGTAACCTTCAACCCGAAGATGTGTTGACACAGTGAGAATGGGTCGCCGGAGACAATGGAGTAGTTCCCATGTACTTTGAGTACGCCGACCTTGGCTTCGTTGATGCGATTACGAATCATCTGATAGATACTGCTCTGGACGTAAGGGTCGTTCAAAATCTGCGGTTCAATCATAATCGCCTTGACATAGTCGTCATCAACGCGGTCAATATTATCCTCATTCAAGCCAGCACCCTTTAAGAACAGCAGTGTCTTTGCCCAATCCGCATAAAGAACGTCTCGAATCTCATCCATCGTCGGTTTGATAAGCTGCTCAATGTCATCGTCGCTCAGCTCGTAGCTCTGAATGAATTGATAGTTTAATGTCCGCTCAGACTCAAGTTCCTTTGGGCAGGTCTTGGCGATGCCAAAGGTGTAACCGTTTGCCAAGCAGTTGCTTACATAATCGTCACAGCTATCGTAGGAGTCCCACAGTTTCAGCATAGACGTGGTAAGAATCAGCTCAACATTACGAATGTCCACATCGTTACCCCAAGCGTCTTTAACAATATAGTTCTCAGCGACATTTTCTGCGAAATCCAAAAAGTCGAACGTGAAGACCATGCCCTTCTCCCAAGAGAAACGTGTGTTCACGCCGCTGACGAGGTAGTCTAAGCCAAGCTCTTCACCCCATCGGGCAGCAAGTGATGGGAGCATCAAGCCGTATCCATCGGATTCATTGAGTTGCACCATGACCTGCTTACGCCCTTCCATGATTGGCTCTCCGTCCTGCTCATCGTTCAGATAGATGATATCCGACAAGAACTCGGTCTCGCAGTCGCTAACAACAAGAATGCCATGCGGAACTGACACAGGGATTGATGCGCTGCAGGTAAGTGCCTTATACGCCTCCAGTTTGGCAGGCACCATTTCTTTTTCCATGTTGCGACCATTGTCAATGCGGCGGCGAATCTCATCGGCATGGCGTTCGCTGATGAACACGATGGTCTCGTTCTTGACGCCGCCATTCGTTCCAAGCAACCGCTGATACCGAAGCCCGTTAATACTAAATCCACGGCAAGCTCGATGGTAGTCCTTCTCTTTATCGATGATGACGCAGAGATAGTCCGGCTTAAACTGGATATCATCCAGTTGCGCATACAGCTTCTTGATTTGACGACGATTTGGAACGCTATTCGGCTCCTTACGAAGCCGCTTGATTTCTCCTTTGATTTTCCGCGCCTGCGTCTCAGCATCGGTGATACCGTTCAATTCGTCCAGCCAGCGGAGTACCTGACTGTCGGCGAGGGAGATTACCTCGTCATTCTTTCTTGCCTCTGCAATGGGGAGCGTAAGCTTCCACTTCGCCTTTCGCAGGCGGCTGCTATGAAGCTTGAAAATGTATTTCTGACATACTAACTGTTTAGCCAGTATGGGTCACCTCACTTCGTATTTTATTTAATTATGTTGATATGGCGTAAGTTACTCGTTCTCTTCTACATAACGGAACCATTCCTCGCGGAATGCAAACCGCTCGCTCTCAATGAACCGTTCGAGGGCTTCATCGTCATTTAGCAGGTCGGCATCTTCGTATGTATATGGAACACGCTCCTCCACGAGATAATCCTCTGGCAGCGGTCGGTGGTATCGTTTATTCAATCGGGTATCCTCCTTGGTTTGTAGTGTTAATCCAGTCAATGAGCAGCTCTCTCATGCGTCTGCTCGGTATGTATAGATTGATGGGCTTATCATCTCGAATGGCGCTACGCCATACCCATTGAAGCATTTCGGACAAAGCGAAGTGCTCCGGGTTAATTGTTACACCCTGCTTGGCAAAGAAACTCATAATATTGGGGTCTGCAAATCGGTTTACCAAGTATGCGATATCGGTTCGGTCTTTATATTGGTTAGTCGCTCTGGCGCTCGTCTGTAAGAAGTTATTTCGGAAACGTCCAGTGCGAGAGTCAACGAGTTTGTTGACATCACTTTTGAAACAAGCCCACAGGCGCGTCTCACTCCCACCGTTTGGAATACTCTGAAAGAATTTCTTCAGACCGTTTCTTAGTTTGCGAATATCCGGGTCATCATAGCGCCTTCGGTCATACCACCCTTTTGACAAGGCATATTTGTCATTGCCAACTGAGTTAAGCTTGGCGTCATCAATGATGTGAATCAACTCTCGGTAATCCAGAGGCGGCGGCGCGTCTGGGTGGTCGGAGAAGCGATATCCGTTCTCATCTGTCTCGACACCGACGACGGTATAGTTAAAACCAAAAAAGTCAAGATATGCTTTCTGGTACTGTCCATCGAACAGGTACGTCAGCATGAACACTTCCTCGAAGGAACGAAGTAAATCTGGGTTGAGGATGTTCAGTAAAGAGTTGTTTAAGCGAAACAAAGACCCCGTATCGGACATTTCTTTGTAGTCGTAAAAGCGACCGGTGTATGCATCGTCTGTCCACTCAATACGTCCATCCTCATGCTCTACGGCGAGCTGGGACAGGATTAGCTCGAAGTCCTTCTGAGAGATATTGAGGCGTTCGATTACTTGAATGCTTTCGTCCACAATCAACGAATAATGCTGTTGGCGGACGAGCTCCATAGCTTCTGCGTCCATCAAATAAAACAGCGAGTGGGTAGCAGCTACGTTATGCCCCATTCGCATATGGAGTTTCAATTCAGCAGATTTGCTCATGTGGTCACTGTCTGGCTGGTCGAAATCGCAACGTTCGCAGATGCGCCCTACCTCGTCCAGATATGGGGTGATGTAGAGAAACCGCTTGGAGTCTTTATAGCGGTTCATATAACGAATGGCAGCGGAGGATTTACCACGTCCCATTCGGGCATCGACAACAGTGATGGTGTTCATCGGTGGTAAGCACCACCTTTATGGATAGTCTTTCGTATAGAAATCACGACCTTTCTTTGGAATTAGTGGGGTACGAAAATTTTAGGACACACAAAGGGCGCTCGGCTGGCTATACCGTCGCTATCAATGCGGCGCCTGTAACTTATTTTGAACGGCTCTTCAAATAGCTTGAAGGTATCCCCCAATTCTCTTTATAAGGCTGGAGGTGTGAAACCGTTGTGAGACAAGGCTTTGAGAAAACGTTTAGGACACACGCTGTGTCTTTTTTTGTTTTGGCGGTATGAAGTTGTCAAGGTGCAATGGGTGATGGATTATGCCATCAGGGACTCGCTTTCTCCAATGTCGCTATCGACCAGATAGTTGTGGTTGATGCTACCGAGATTGAGGCTCCGGTATGCTTCATCAATTTCTTCGCTGGTGATACCGATGTAGTCCAGAGTCTGAGCAGCGGTCGAGTGACCGAACATCTTCTGGAGGAGCAGGAGTTTGCGAGGGTCATTACCACTCATCACCATCTGATGATAAGCAAAGGTCTTACGCAATGAGTGAGTTGCCATACGGTTACCAAGTCCAAGGTCACGAGCAATGCCTTTGAGCATTGAGTCAACGGCTTGTTTGCTGATGGGCTTATTCTCGTTTACTCCATTATTGGACTGGCTGCGGAACATATAGTCACTGAGGCGAACGTTTGGAGTGTTCTCAAGGTACATGGTGACAGCTTCGACAACTGCGGTGTTAATGGTGATGTAGCGGTTGCGCTGATGCTTGCGTGTGTTCCGGGTCTTCTTTTCCAGAATGGGGAACCGGTCACGAAAGGTGCAATCATCATTGATGATGTGGGTGAAGCGCAGAGAGCGAAGGTCGCTGATACGAAGTCCAAAGTTAATGCCAACGATGAACAGCATATTGTCTCTGAAACGCTTTTGTCCAATGAGGAACTGGGAGATGCGGATGATGTCATCCATACTCTTGATGGGCTCAGCAGCGTGCTCGACAGCAAGGTCAGTATGCACCTCCTCGGTGGCGGGAGCGATGAGACCAGCCTTGAGCTTACGGCAGCTCTGCTGGACGGTTGCGATGTCGATGACACCGGAGGCACTATTCGTCTTGTTGAAGTCTAACTGGATAATCTGAGCCATTGAGGGAATCTCCTTTCAGATGCAAGAAGTAATTTATTTAATTTACTTGATATGCTATATTATATCAAAAAGAAAAGAGAGATACAACAAAATCACATAAACAATAAAGATAATAACGGAAAAAGAAGGAATAAATAGAAGGCTGCGTAGTTAAGCCTTTTTCTTTTTTGGAAAGTTGAATCCTGTGATAAAAGCAACCACGCAAAAGGCTTAACCAATAATATTCTTCTGGACAGAAAAGCCTTGAAACACAAGGGGTTGAGGGGCTGAGTTAAAAATGGGTCGTGTCAGTTAGATGAACCGACTACATCTGTGTGCGGCAAGGACAGGGGGCAAAAATACCATAACCACCCCCCTACTTGCCATAGCACGGAAAGGGCAAGTTGAAACGGCGGACAGACCGACACGGACAGCGGAAAAAGCAAGGCGGACAGGGTACACCCCTTGCGGTTGTCTGTGTATGCAAAAAAATTGTGTTGACATTGTGCCGCCGTTGTGGTAGTCTATCCATGCCGGACAACCACGGCGGGCAACCCCTACACCACACCACACACCAACACGCCCGACCGACACGGCAGAAAGGAAACGAAAACATGAACACCAACACCACCAACACGGCGAAAAGCCGCCCCGACTTTGAACAAGTCAAGCGCAACTATGAAACCGCCCTTGCAAGCGGCAAGGACAGCACGCAGGAATTGACCGCCCTTGCAACCGCCGTTGCATACTCTGTTTTGAACAAGTGTATTGACCCGCAACGCAAGACCGCCGCCGACCGTGAAACCGTATCCGACAACGGATACAACCCCGCATTAGTCCAACTGAAAAGGGGCATAGCCGCCGACCTTGCAACGCTGGACAACTTGCGCACGGCAACGAACAAGGCAACCCGCACGGCGTACAACGCCGACGGTGACTTGACAACCGAAACCGTGGACAAGGACGCAGAAAAAGCGGTTGCCGCCCTTGTGGGGGAAACCCTTTCCGACGGTATAGACCTTGTGAACGCCGCCGCCCTTGCCATTCTCGAACAAGCCGCCGAACACGCCGACCCCGCCGCCCCTTGGCTTGACACGCCGTACACAACCCGCCGACTTTCCCGCCGTGTCTATATCCGCACAGAGGACAGCCGTGCATATCGTGACGAAACCACAACCCCGATACAGGAAGTTTACCGCGCTGTGCGTCAAGCTGTGCAGGACAGCCGCGCAACGCAGACCGACCCCCGCAACGGTTACACTTACATAGAGGACAACGAAAACGGGCTTGAAACCATTTACTACCGTTTGCACAAGTACGCCGACCTTGGCGGGTACAACTGCGACGGAAACTACACCGCCGACCGGCAGACCGTAGAGGACTACGAAACGACCGTTGCACGACTGGACTTGACCGACCGTCAAGCACAGGTGTTAAGACTGCGTATGCAGGGCAAAGGCTACAAGGCTATTGCAACCTATTTTGGCGTGACGCAAAGGGCGATTGCAAAGACCGTTGAACAAGTCCAGAAAAAGGCGCTTGCCCTTGGCTTGACCCCGAACAACTAAACACGCAGACCGCACAAGGCGGGGGCACAACGCCCCCGCCCTTTCTTTTTGGACAGACCGCACACGCAACCGCAAGGACGGCACACAGCAAGCGCAAGGGGGCAAGACCCCGCCGCCCCGCCGCCACAGGGTACACCC